GAAATCGCATCCGAATGACCTCGTTGAGCGCACGTGTTCGACCCATGTCGGTTCTCCTTGCGGAGAACCCTGCCCAATCGGTCAAATCATGTGCTACCTAACTCGGTCATATCATTTGCTCGCGACACTGCGTTGGGGGGCCCATGAACAGAAGCATCAGGGTCGGACGCAAAAGCGGCCTGAGAACGCATGAGCGGCGACACCCCGGGAACCCGCATGGCGTATAGGTTCCGGGGCTATCCGGGGACAGGGAAAGTGTGTTTTTGCCTTATGATTTGGGAAATATTTCGGAGGGGCTGACGTGGGTGGATTTGGTTCTGGTCGGCCGGGCTGGCGGCGCATCGCGGAACACATGCTGCGTCTGGACGTGCGTGTGCTGCATCGTCGGGATTACTTGCGGCCTGGGCTGGCGTTTACGTGGTCCTGGTCCAGGGGCGACGAGCCCGCCGGGAGCATCGCCATTTTTACTTCCGCAGATTCCATTCGTCTCATGTATGGCACCAGAGACGGCGAACCGGTGGACGAGCTTGTGGACCTGGACCGGACCGCCTGCAACTATGGCGGAACGCGGACTTGGTTTCGGTGTCCCAGGTGCGGCCGACGCGTGGCCGTGCTGTTTGGTGGCAAGCGGTTTTGGTGTCGGCATTGCCATTGCGTCGCCTATGCCGTCGAGAACGAGGACAAGATTTCCCGCCTGCTGCGGCGGTCGAACAAGCTGCGTGAGCGTGTCCAGGCCAAGGCTGGGACGGCATACCCGGTCGTTTTCAAGCCGAAGGGGATGCACCAGAAGACCTTTGACCGCATCCGGTGGGAAATCCAGGAATTGGAGATGTCGTTCTGGATGCACGCGGCCCAACGCTTCGGCATCCCATTTTAGGACAGGCTGGGCCAACCGGGTATGGGGGGTGGAATCTCCAGGCCGCCCGAGGCCGGAACCGACGTGGCAGTCAAATTTTCACAACGCCAAAATGGAAGCGAGGTGGACCATGGCAGGACGACCGAAAAAGCCGAAGATCGTCAAGGAACTATCGGGTACTTTGCGCCCATGGCGGGAAAAGCCCAGCCTGGAGTTGCCCCCGGGCGCACCGGAGCCGCCCGAATGGCTTGCCGGCGAGGCCTTGGAGGAGTTCCAGCGCGTGGTGGCCGATCTGGGGGAAACCGGACTCCTGACCCGGGCTGATCGGTCCAGCTTGGCGGTGTACGCAACCCTTCACGCTGAGTTCGCAAAACAGGCCCGGAAGGGCTGTGCCAATGTGGCGATAGCGGCCGAATTGCGCCGGTATGCCGCGTTATTTGGCCTGGACCCGAGCAGCCGCGAGAAGATGCCGCCGGCCAAGCCAAAAGAAAAAACCGAAAAGAACAAGTGGGCGTTGTAAAAAAGTACCCCAAAATCGAATAAAAACTTCGCGCGAAGGGGCACAGTCGGTTCCTGGCAACCGAGTCGCAGACATTCGACCGCCCCTTCCCTCGGGACCATCCGCAAGGATGGCCCGCCTTAGACCGCGTAGACCTTTAGCACTTCATCCCCATAGTGATTGATGACCTTCACGGCGATTTTCCCGGACTCCGGCCTGGGGAAGGGGCGGCTTTCGGTCTTGTAGAGGTCGGACCAGGCGGCTTCGTCGATTTCCGCGCGCAGGGCCTTTTTGAGCTTATCGTAAGGATCGTCCGCGCCTGTGAAATAGGCGTGGCGTACGAAGAAGCTTTCGCCGTTGTATTCGGTGTCGATGAACCAGCAGGCGATGTCGTCCACGGATGACGGGCGGATATCACCTGTGGTCGGGTCGTAGACGTCGAGACCTTTGAGGCGCACGACGAGTTGGCCGTCTTTTTGGCGTTCGATGTCGAGGTCCGGCTCGCCGAAGATCATGAACAGGTTGCCCGCGCCGGTTTTCTTGAGCAGTTCGTCGCCCATGGCCAAATCGGGGTTCATGCGCGTGGGCAGCACGGTTATGGAGCCGTAGCGCTTGGCTTCCTCGGAGACGTGGGGATCGAAGGCGAAGCCGCAGACGATGAGCAGGTCGAAGCCGAGGCCCTGCACGGCCTCCTTGGCCGCCTCCTTGATGTGCTGGGGGCCGACCGTGCCGTGTTCCGGGCCGAGGGACACGGCCACGCGGCGGACCTTGCCGTCGGCGTCGGTGTATTCGCCTGTTGCCTGAATCCAGGTGCCGGCGAAGGAGTCCAGGCGGTCGAAGACGAGGCGTTCTTTTTTCTTTGTGTTCTGGACGCCCGCTTTGCGCAGGTTGTCCAGTATCATGGCGGCGAAGTCCTGTTGCCGGCGGCCTTCCTCCTCGGAGACCGAGCCGTCGCAGTTGTCGTCGGCCGGGGAGAGGACGCGATGGGGGGACAGGCTTTCGACGGTGAAGGGACCGGCCACGCGCACGGTTTTTTTGTCTTCGTAGGGCTGGTCGTAGAGGGTTTCGGTGTCGGCGTGGCGGGCGATGGCCGCGTCGATTTCCGCGCGGGTCATGCCCTCCTTGATATCCGGGTTATTGGCAATGGATTTGAGCGTCACGTGGGGGACGCGTTTGCAGACGAAGCCCTTTCGTATGTCGCCATCGGTCGGGTGATAGGAAGGCGGCAGTCCGGCCAGTTCGGCTTCCTTTTTGATGCCTTCGGGCGAGTCGGCGAGCAGGTAATAGGGGAACTTGGCGGCCATGATTCTGGTTCGTGCCAGGGCCAGGGCCACGCGGCTAGTGTCCGTGGTGATCCAGCGGCGGCCCCACTGCTCGGCTACATAGGCTGTGGTGCCGCTGCCGCAGGTGGGGTCGAAGACAAGGTCGCCGGGGTCGGTGGTCATGAGGATGCAGCGTTGAATGACGAGTGGGCTAGTTTGAACAACGTATCTTCGACTTTCTGCAAATCCAGAAATTGCCGTATCCGTCCACGTATTTGTCAATGGATACACAGGAAAATCATCCAAAAATCTAACATAAGACAGCGTATTGCCTATAGGAATTAACCGATGAGCAATCGCCAACTTTTCTAGTCCTTGGATGCTAGTTGACCAATACCTTGTCCCTGGTGAGTACTTTTTTCCACCATAAACAAATACCCCTTTTCCAAGACTATATTCGTGACTAGATGTAAGGTTGTCCGCTCTAAAAGGTCTGACACCGTTCGGAAACGATTTTAAGTTTTCTTTTTCCGCAGACGACAACCGGCGTCTTTCTCCATTGTTAAGCTCAATAAAAGTATATTGATCTGCACCATCACCACCATATTCTTTTGACAAAGAAAGCTGCCTAACTTTGACAACATCCTTATTTTTAGAATACCAAATAATATAGTCTACAACGCCAGGAATAACTCCACTAGTAGAAACACTTGTTTTTTTGAATGCAATTTGTGCACAACAATTTTCTGATCCAAAAATCTCATCTAAAACATTTCGAATTAAATGGACATTTTCATCGCCAATCTGAATAAAAAGGCTCCCTGTCTCGGTGAGCAAGTCCCGGGCCACGGCAAGGCGGTCCCGCAGGTAGGCCAGATAGGAATGGATGCCCAGCTTCCAGGTATCGCGAAACGCCCGAATCTGTTCCGGCTGGCGCGTGGCATCCTCGACCTTGCCGTCCTTCACGTCACGCTTGCGCGTGCTCACCTGCCAGTTTGACCCGAACTTGATGCCGTAGGGCGGATCGAAATAAATCGTCTGCACCTTGCCCTTGAGACCTTCCTTCTCGGCAAGGCTGGTCATGACAAGCAGCGAATCGCCCAAAATCATCCGATTCGACCAATGCTGGTTGTGGTGGTAAAAATCCACCTTCTTGTCGAAGTCGTCACCGATACCGTTGAAATCGGCGAAAAGGGAAAGTTGTTCGCCGCCGGGCTTGTCCTTGCGCGGCAAAGCATCAATGATCGCTTGCGGATGAATCTTTTCCTGGATGTAGACCGGGACGACCGGTACGGCCAGGTCTTCCCGGTCCTGCTCGTCCTTGCCCTTCCAGACAAGCTGCGGATCAAGAGAAGGATCACGCGGGTACAACATGGTCTTGGGAGCCTCTTCCTCACCCGCGACGAAATCGCGCAGTTCCTCGGTGGGAATGTTGGTGCGGCTGTCCTTGTGACGGATGCTCGCCACGCCGACGCCCGCCTTGTCTCCGGTCTTGCTGCTCCTGGCCATAGGCTAATTCCCCTCCGTGGGCTGCGTCTTCGTTCCCAGATACGTCCTGATACAATGTTCCGCATTCCACGGATCGACCACTTCAATAAAATCCCAACGCCCGAACCCGCCGTGATTGTTCACGGCCGGCATCCACAACGTCCGGGCCGTGGCCACCTTGGCCGCCTTGTCCTTCTTCTTCTGCCCCGTCACCTCGACAAGGAGATTGAGCAGGGCATCCGGGCCGTGGCCGTCCTCCAGGCACACAATGAAATCCGGCAGGTATTGATGCTCCTCGCCGGCCAGGGTGTAGGGAATCGTGAAGCCCAAACCGTGATTTTTCACGTAGCGGACCACTTCCGGCATGTCTTCCAGAACCTGGGCCATCTTCTGCTCCCAGGAACCGGTGTCGGCCACCACATGGGAGATATGACACTTGTCCTCCCGCGTGGCGTAGACCGGTCGCGTGGTGTCAAAATCCACATAGCGCGTCGAACCGACCGTGTCATACGGCCGCAAAATCGGCTTGAGCGCCGGGGTTCCCTCGCTGGACTGCACAATCGCCTTGTAGATGCGGTCGGCCGCATCGTGGGCGAACTGGATCAACAACAAAAGCTGCGGAAACGTCCCGTCCTGGCACGTCACGCACGTGGACAGCCAACGCTTGGCAATGGCCAAAAGCTGCGGGAACAGCCAGGGCCGGTCGTTGCCGTCGTCGTCGCGGAAATACTTTTCCGTGGTCAGCTTGGCCAGACGGAAAGCCACCTCGTTTTCCCGACGACGCTTGAGATCATCCAAGGTGTGAATGCTGGATTCGCCGACAATAGGCGCGTTTTCCGTCTTGGTGGGGATATCCGCCGTGGACAGGGACAGGCACGAATCCTCGTTGAACGTGGCGGACAGCTTTTCCCCGGGAAGATCGTAGCGGTAGCCAAGCAGCCGGGGGAAGGTAATTTCACACGCGATACGACTGTCCAAGGCGCGAACACGCGTCGGAGGAGGACCGGGCTTCGGGTCTTTCGGAATGCCGCTGCACGGAATGAAGGAGAAAGGAACGCCGTAGACTTCGGCGTATTCCACCCCGAAATAACCGTTGGCATCGGCCGCGTAGCTCGTGCGCCGAAGCGCACGCCCCACCACCTGCTCGCACAAAAGCTGCGTTCCGAAAGCCCGAACACCCAGCACATGGGTCACGGTGTTGGCGTCCCAGCCTTCGGTCAGCATGGAAACGCTGACCACGCACCGGATGTGCTCGCCGAGCTTGCCCGCCTTGCCCACAGTGTTCATGACCTCGCGCAAGAGGTCTTCATCCGTCAGATTTGCAGCGTCACGCCCAGGAAACCGCACACAATATTCGGCCTTGAATTCCTCGATTTCCGACGCGGCAATCTTTTTGAAATCCGCGCTCATGGCCTCGCCGGATTCAAGCTGCTCGCTGTCCACAAGGATCGTATTCGGCCGCTGGAGCCACCCGCCGTGGCCGTCGTCGTTGCGAAAGATGGGAAGCTGCCCAGCCTGGACGACCGTCCGGTCGCCAATGGGCTTTTCCCAGCCACCAATGTAATCAAAAACCAGCTTCGACACATTGGTGTTGTTGCACACAACGATGAACACCGGAGGCGTCAACCCTTTGGCCCTGGCCTCTTCGTTTTGTTCCCACAAGCGATAATACTTTTCGTAATTGCCGTAGAGGCTGTGCAACGCCCCCTGCAATTCCGCCGGAAGCTGGGGCTCCCCGCTCACCGCATCCGTCTTCCTGCCCTTCATGGGAAGATGCTCCCGGATGCTCTCCCACAAATTGCGGTAGGTCGGCTGGTCACCGACCATGGAATTGTCGGCCACGGGCACGCGCGGCACTTTGACCACACCCGACTCGATGGCGTCGATGAGCGAAAAATCGGAGACAACCCAAGGGAAAAGCGTCCCTTCCGAAAACCCGGAACCACGAAGAAAAAACGGCGTGGCGGATAAATCAAAAATGGCCTTCACGCCAATCTTGGCTTTAACGGCCTCAATGCCGGAAATCCAAATGCGGGCCTCTTCCTCCCGCTTCTGAGCCTCCTTGCGATCATCGCCGGTCAGCTTTTCATCTTCGCCGTCAGGTTTGCGCCGATAGCAATGATGGGCCTCATCATTGATGACGATGATATTTTTTTTGTTGCCAAGCTCCCGGCAGACACGACGGACCATCTGGTCGGGCGTTTCCAGAAAGGCGGTTGCCCCGTCCGGCAGAATGGACTTGGTCACCTTTCCTACCGTGGCCTTCTCCCGGAGCCTGAAGGCGTGGAAATTGGTGATCAGGAATTTGGCCTGCCCAAGCTCCTCAATGGACTGGCTCGGGATGATGTCGCGTTGGCGGTAATAATTCTGCGGATCGTTCGGCAAAAGGACGCGCAAACGGTCACGAATGGTGATGCCGGGCGCGATAAGAAGAAAAGTGTCAGAAAAACGGACATCCCGGGAGGCGGCAAGTTTGTTGAGCGCCTGCCACGCTATGAGCATGGCCATGACAACGGTTTTACCCGTGCCCGTAGCCATCTTGAGCGCCATGCGGGGCAAGCCCGGATTGGACATGTCGTTCGCCTTGCGAAGCTCATTGGCGATCCATTGATCGCCGACGCGCGGGGCTACTTCGGTGATGTAGATGACCGTTTCCAAGGCTTCGATCTGGCAAAAAAAGAGCTTCTTTTCCCGCTCCGGGGCGGTCCAATAGGCGAGAAGCCGCGACGTGATCGGTGTGACTCCGCCATAGCCACCCCTGCGCCAAAGGGCGACTTTGCGGCGGATTTCATTGACCAGTTTATTTTCTTCGACGCGATCCTGTGTCCACTCCGTATCGTCGAGGAGCGAACGGCGGAGGTTCTTTTTCTTGGCCTTGGGGATGGGGACGAAATACGAGCTTATACGCCGTTCTTCGATGATTTCGTTGGTGATGCCTTCGTCGGTGAACCGAAAATGGCGAGTTGGTTCGGCAAAGGGCGAGTTGATGACGGGATTTTCAATGACGACCGGTTCCATGTCCCCCCCTATAACGCGTGAGAAAACCTGTAGCGCACAGACCTTGCAGGATTCAAGGCTTTTCACGGATGGACCGCTTCGCTCCATCCGGCGTCAGGAGAATTCAGGTTTGGAAGCCCAGCGAGAGCGAGCCTGGAGAGATGGAGCCGGGAATGCGTTGCCGACCCAACGAATTACCCATCAGTGTTGGGTATAGCGTTGGGTAAGAAAAAAGGGTTTACAGCGTTTTTACTGTAAACCCTTGATTTTCTTTGGCGTCCCCAAGGGGATTTGAACCCCTGTTATCGGCGTGAGAGTGGCCGAGCCGGCTCAAACACTTTTTCAAACACGTTCATATACTTTGATTTTTTCCGTTCCTGACGCTCAAGAAACTCACTGCGTTCATTGCATGATGTGGACAAGCGTGTGGACCGCCGATTCCACGGCAGGTTGAATTCCGGTTAAACGGGTTGGCCCAAGACATGGCAATTGTGACAGCTGGAAAACGATCATAAATTTAGGTAGATGGCCTTTCCCGACCGAAATCTTAGGTGATAATAAACTAGAGGAATCGGTGACCCCGTGGTATCAGATCTTTTTAGGAGAGAGTCATGGCTACTGCGGAGCACATCAAATCGTTGATCAGGTCCCACTGCGACAATGACAGAGAGCGTTTTTTCGCCATCGCCCTACAAGTCGCAGCGCATGAGGCCAAGCAAGGACACGCCGCCATCGCCAATGACATCCGTGAGTTAGTTGACAAGGCCAGGGCAGTCCCTCGAAAAGTTATACCTTTCAACCGCGAATTTTCTGACCTTGTTCTGGCCGCTGCCCCCTCCCTCAGGACCTCGGACATCATACTGCCTGACGAAAAACGTCAGCGCATCGAGCGAGTCATCCGCGAATACCGCCAGCAGGATAAGCTGCGCAAACACGGCCTCGGCAACCGGCGTAAAATCCTTCTGGCTGGGCCACCCGGCACTGGCAAGACCATGACTGCCTCTGTCCTGGCCGGGGAGTTGAAGCTTCCGCTGCACACCATTCTTATGGATAAGCTGGTGACCAAGTTCATGGGAGAGACCAGCGCCAAACTGCGGCAGATTTTCGATATCATCCGCACCCAGCGGGGAGTGTACTTATTCGACGAATTCGACGCCATCGGTGCTGAGCGGGGGCGTGGAAACGATGTTGGTGAAATGCGACGCGTTCTGAACACATTCCTACAACTCATAGAGCAGGACGATTCAGAAAGCTTGATCGTCGCGGCCACCAACAACGCGGCCATGCTGGATCAGGCCCTTTTTCGCCGCTTCGATGACATCCTTTACTACAGCTTGCCGTCGCCAAATGAAGTGCAAAGCCTTATTGAAAACCGCCTGGGAGGCTTCCGTACGAAGCAGATGTCCCAAATGGAGCTTGCCAAGGCCGCCCACGGCCTCAGCCACGCCGAGATCGGTCAGGCTTGCGACGATGCGATAAAAAATGCTATATTGTCTGACAAGAAAGTAGTTACGGCGACCTCCCTGAAGAATATGCTCAAGGAGCGCCGCTCTGCGTACGGACAATCCAGCAGAACGTCGTAAGCATGGACCAAGATAAAAAACATATCTTTCTCGCCAAGTTAGCCGAGCCAACGCCTTTCACTAGTACTGTAAACTGGGGAAAATCTCCCACGTATCCCCCGCGAGACCGCGTCGACCACGCCGCCTACATCGAACGCAGGCTAGAGCAAGCTTGGGAGCAGGCCAAGGAGGAACAGGAAGCTCGGTCAGCGGTGGCCGTTTCGACTCGGCATGGGACGTACCTGGAGTTCGAAGGTGCCCCAGGCTTCGACCTGAAGACAGAGAGTTTAGAAAATCGACGTAACGGCATCCGCTTAATGAATGTCCGCACGGAGACGAGTTTCACTCGATCCGAAGACGGGAGACCGGCTGCTGTCACCAAGGCAACGGTCTTTATTCCCACCGGAAGAGAGCGCTTTTTCCTCGAAAAAGTCCGGCAATACAAGGAGGAAGAGGTTGAAAAGTCCGGCAAGCCCAAAAACCAAGGCCTAGTTGATAGTGTGCAGGACATCCACGTGGCGTTGGCGGAGGCTCTTTGGACTGACGAAAGGCGATTGTATCCCGACGACGATCCCGTTGTTTGCGAGGTCTGGCTTCAGGGGGATGAGCCAAAGGTGGAAAAGAGCTTCCGGAGTGTTGCTGGGGTGTTGGACATCCCCGTGCAAGCGGGCTCGCTTCGTTTTCCGGAGCGAACAGTTGTTCTAGCTAATGCTAATCGCGAACAGCTTGGACAGCTTCTCGCCGCATGCGACAACCTCGCTGAATATCGACGGGCCAAAACGACTGCCGGGTTCTGGACTGAATCGAGCAACGCAGATCAGGTGGACTGGTCACGGAGTCTGCTTGACCGGTTGGAGGTCAATACCGAGTCAGGGGTTGCGGTCAGCATCCTCGATACTGGTGCCAACAATGGGCACGTACTCCTCACGCCACTTTTAGAAGACGATGACCTCCACGCCTGTGACCCCACGTGGGGAGTGCATGACCATCACGGACATGGCACCCTTATGTGTGGTCTGGCCGGTTACGGCGACCTCCAGCAAGCCCTTGAGGGCACTGGGACCGTATATGTTGCCCACCGTCTGGAGTCCGTAAAAATTCTCCCCCCTCACGGCCAAAACGACCCGAAGTTTTATGGATACTTGACCTCCCAAGCGGCAAGTCGAGTCGAAATCAAGGCCCCGCATCGCAAGCATGTCTTTTGCTTAGCTGTGACCTCCGAAGACGGTCGAGACCGCGGCCGCCCAACCTCCTGGTCCGCCGCTTTGGACGCCCTAGCCTCGGGGCAAAACATCGGACAACTCGCCCCGGGAGCTACCACCACAGACAATGAACCTGAAAGTGATGACGAAAAACGGCTAATTATTGTCTCCGCAGGCAATGTTGATGACCCGAACGAGTGGAGTGACTATTCAGGCAGCAACCTCCGCAGCCCAATTCATGACCCCGCACAATCTTGGAACGCCTTAGCCGTTGGGGCGTATACGGAGAAAACTTTCCTCTCGGACCAAACTCTCGCGGGCTATGTACCCGTGGCCCCAAGTGGCGGTCTTTCCCCCTTCAGTTCTACGTCGCTGACCTGGGATAACAAATGGCCGGCTAAACCGGATGTCCTCATGGAAGGCGGCAACGTTGTTCGGGATACGGCTGGCCTCTGCACAGCCTGCGATGACACATCTATCCTGTCTACAAGCCACCAACCCACCTTACGCCAGTTCGATACCATATACGCGACAAGCGCGGCCACCGCTCAAGCCGCTTGGATGGCCGCGCGGATTCAGACGATATACCCCCAGGCGTGGCCTGAGACTGTGCGAGGCCTCATGGTACATTCGGCGGATTGGACCGAGCAGATGAGGCGGGCCTTCCTGGGCTCAGGGACCAAGAAGACCGATTATGCTCAGTTGCTCAGGGTGTGCGGGTACGGCGTCCCCGACCTTCAGCGCGCTTTATACTGCGCATCCAATAGCCTTACCCTGATAGCCCAGGATACTCTGCAACCATTCGACAAGAAAGAAAACGGCTCCGGTTACCGCACCAAGGACATGCACCTGCATGAGCTTCCCTGGCCCAAGGAGGTGTTAGAAAGCCTGGGAGACGCGGAGCTGACCATGCGGATCACTCTATCCTATTTTGTCGAGCCTAGCCCCGGCGAAGTCGGCTGGAAAGATCGATACCGCTATCAGTCCCATGCCCTGCGGTTTGACCTCAATAATCCGCTGGAGAATCGGCGGCAATTTTTGGTTCGGCTGAATCGGGCGGCTAGGGATGACGGAGAAGTGGTGGAGACTTCCAGTGACAGCGACAGATGGCTCATTGGCTCCACTGGTCGGTCCCGGGGGTCCATTCACTCGGACATCTGGAAGGGACCGGCCGCTGACTTGGCGGCATGCAATCTCATCGGTGTCTATCCGGTCATCGGCTGGTGGCGTGAACGGGCCTGGCTGAACTGTTGGAACAAGCGGGCGCGCTATTCCTTAATCGTTTCCCTGCACTCACCAGAGTTGGGCGTAGACATATACACGCCTGTAGCCGTGGCAGTCGAGGCAGCGGTAATGATACCGGGTTGGTAGAATCCGGCTAGGGTCTAAACAGCGCAGAAGTTGACTTCTCCTGTGCGCCCTGGTTCGGTGGGTATTGTTACAGAAAAGAGGCTTTAACCCGCCGTGGCCAGATTCGACGTATTGAAAAAGGCCCGCACTTTTCGGCCTGAAGCCTTGCACATCACTTCACAGCGACCAAACCTGACCATCTTTGGTTTTCTCCCGTGACTAGCCCATGGTCCCAGGGTACCCCGCCAAACCAACTATGGTTCACGCCGAATTTCCCTAAACTCCGCTGGGTTCGTTGGCTCGTCAGGTACGCCCGTCGTCCCGAAACCAGTGAGAACCAATATACCGCGCAAGCAATCCGACGAGCAGAGGAATTGTTCCCCGTGCTACGCGGCCGCGTAAATGTTCTCCCCGACACGCCGCGCCTGTCCCAGGCTGGCGAGCGTTTCCAGGATTTCCGTTACGCGGGAAGTCTTGGCCCTGCTGAACATTTTGGCAACCTGTGCGGGTGTGGCGGGTTCACTCCGCGCCGCCAAGGTAGCGGCTATCGCTTGGGCTTGTTCCGGTAGGGCAGAAGGCCACGGGGCTTTCAGCAAGGCAACCGCTTTCTTGGTGACGGTTGCGGCGAGGGGCAAGACTTCGCCTGTCACGCCATCCGGATTCTGGAATTCTGGCCGCAACCAGCGCACGACACCTCGACTTTCCTCAGCGGCCCTTATTTTGTTCAGGGCAACCAAACGCGCCAGGATGTCAGACTCGGGGAGGTTCGCCGGCCATCCGTAGGCTTGCGCCACGGCGGCATCCAACCCATCATGGATTTCACGGAGCAAGGCCACAAGCCCCTTCCCATGAATATCGCGTTCTTTGTCATCCAAAGGTTGTTCCGCCCGCAGCTTTTCCAGCACATTATACATCCCCGTCAACGTCAAGTCCGGGTACTCGGCCTGCCGGGCCTTACGGTGGGCGTCGAGGCGTTCGCCAAGTTCGCGGATGTGCTGTCTCTGTTCCGGTGTCGGGTCAGGAAAAGGAAATGGTGCAAAGCAGCGGGTGCTATTATAACAAGGATCATTGCCCACCCCAAGGCGTCCTCCCGCCGCCAACGCCCAGACTACATGGATGTGGCTCGAAAGAATGCCCAGGTTGTAGGTATCTTCTGAAGCTATACAAACCAATTTGTGGTCTGGAACCATTCCCTGGTCGAGAAAGACAAAAAAGCGGTGCTTGGCGGTTTCTGGGGTGACGATGATGCGGGACAGCCCAGCCTTGGCAGCGCGCAGCAGGGGGCGGGGCCAGCCGAAGACCCACCACTGTTCCCGCAGGGAAGCTCGGTTGTTCTGGTCTCGTTCGGGTTTCACCCTTTCTAGAATCCATTGATAGACCTCTGGAAACCGGTCACGGACCTTCCCAATCGTCAGCCCGAATAGATCGACCACCATGACCCCGCGCGGCCTACCCGTGATGTCCCTTCCGTTACGATATGACCGGATATGGGCCTCTAGGCCGGGTATCCGCCCCAGGCCCAGGTCTTCGGCCTCCTTTGGGGTGACAATGAACCCCGAACCGTGCAGCGCCATCCCGAAACCGGAAATCTCACTGTTCGCTCGAAGTGGCACAGCGCTGGTCACGTTTGCCCCGATGGTGAGATCAGGGTTGATGTGCCCCGTCAATTGCTCCAGGCTGACATGACGTTCTGGGCCGTCCGTGGCGTTTTCGGCAACCACCGTGGTCAAAAGCCCGTCCGTGGCCCCGGCGACACCCACGGTCATGGCGACACGCACGTTCGCCCCGTCGGCTGCATCCACCCAAGGATGATCGGGAATGGCAAAGGCCAGGGACAGGGGCTTTCCGCCTGCCTCCAGGTGTAGCGCAGTGACCTTCCGGTTGAAAATCTGGGAAAGGCTGTTGGTGGTGATGAACCCAAAGCGCCGAGCACGCCCCTCCCGCACGCATCCGGCGGCCTTGTGCCACCAATACATGACGAAATCCGTGAACCCGGGAAGTTCGGGATAGGCCTTGGCTAGGGCCTCAAAATACCCATCCCCAAGAGCTTGGCGGATCAGCTTGGCCCCGATGAAGGGAGGATTGCCCACGATGAAATCAGCCCCCGGCCATACAGCGGCCCGGGGATGTACAAGCCGGACTTCTGGAACTTGTGCAGCCTCATCAGGCACATTGCGGCCCGTCACCGGATGCACCTTGAACGTGCGGCCATCCCAGCGACTGACCGGCTGGCCGTGCTCGTCCAGCACGGTCTCGATGGCATCCCATACAAGGAGCGCATCCCGATTTTCGATCCCGTGAAAGTCCTTGATGATCGGCTCGGAGGGCTGGACGTTTCCGAACGTCCTAAAATGCCATTGCAAGTAGCCGATCCACAAGACCAACTCGGCGATGGCCGCCGCACGTGGATTCACCTCAAGCCCAAGGAACTGGCTGGGGTCAACTGTCATGCGCGCCATTTCCGCCATGAGGAACCCACGACCAGCCACGGATTCACCCATTGCGATCACTTCGCCTTCCAGGCGTTTCATGTGCTCCATGGCTACATAGAGAAAGTTGCCCGTCCCGCACGCCGGGTCCAATACGCGGACCTTGCAAAGCTCTCCGTGGAACCGCCTGATTTCCGCGACGGCTTCGTCACGTTTGCCCTGGTTCACCAGAAGGGCGGCAGCGGTTTCGACCGCCCGCCATCTTTCACGTAGGGGCTCGATGACCGTGGGTAGGACAAGGCGTTCCACGTAGCCTCGTGGAGTGTAATGCGCGCCGAGGCGATGGCGTTCGTTTGGGTCCAAGGCGCGTTCCAAAAGCGTCCCGAAAATTGCCGGCTCTACGTCCTTCCAGTCTGCTTTGGCCGCTTCGACCAAAAGTGCGATTTGTTCTGCTGTGAGGGGCAAGGCTTCGGCCTCGGCAAACAGCCCACCATTGAAACGCGCCAATTGCTTTCGCAGCGTGCGGGACACGCCACCCGCGTTCATGGTCTCCCACACTTCGGAGACCAAGGGCGGAAAAAGTTCAGGGGCCTCCACGAGCGAAGAAAGGAGATCGCGGAAACAGTCAGGCGGGATCAGTCCCACATCCTCGGCGAACATGGTGAACAGGCAGCGCATGAGGAAGTGGGCGGTCCGGCCGGCCTCGTTCCCGGCACTTTCCAAAGAGCGCGCAAGGGTGGCCAGTTTGTCCGCCACCTCACGCGTGACACGTGCTGAAGCCCGGGTCGGGTCCAACGACATCGGATCGAGCCAGATACTCCGCAACAAGGCGCGGACTTCGGGCTTGTGGAGGTCGGAAAGTAAAAAGCGATGTCCCCGAGCATCGGGAAATGGGGTGTACGCGCCGCCGGTCCGCGAAAACTCGGAATAGAGTTCGAAGCAATGCCCTACGTCCACGACCAGGACAAAAGGTGGGCGGCCCTCGGAATTCGGGTCAAGAGCACGAGCGTAGCTTTCGGCTTGGCCGCGAGCACGGCGCATGGAAGTGTCCCACTGCCCCGTGGCCCGAATGCCGTGGCCTTTATGACGAGGACGCGTGGGCTCTGGCGTGTCACCGTCCTTGGCCAGTGCGCCTTGCTTGGTTTCAAGAACAAAGCAGCCCCGGCGGTAAAGATCAATGCGCCCAAGGCTGGTTGTCCCGTCGCCATTTTGGAAAACCACCCCACGTTCAAAGACGTAGGCATCGCGGCCAGGATCATTGACGGCCGGATCAGGCCGAGGGACGTCCAGAACGTCGCATAGCTCAGCAAGGAACAGTTGGGCATTTGCCCGTTCCGCAGCCTGGGATCGTTTCCAGCGTCCAACGAACTCTGTAAGTTGTTCCGACATCTTGGGGCACGTGCTTCTGTTAGGAGGGACGTTCATTTATCGCCACTTGGTCTTGTCGAAGAGGCCCCGGCGGGAGATTTCACTTTCCTTGTAACGGTCGAAGTCAAAACGACCGGGGACGGAACCGCCACCAGGAGGCTTGGCCGTGAAGAAATAGATGGCCATGAGGATGCCCACGACACTCAGGCCCGCGAGAAGAATTGTGGGCCATTCCTTCAGGGTTCCTTGGCGCAAATTGCCAGTGAGTTCAAGGAGAACCTGCCTACAGCGCGCTCTTCATAGAGGCAAGGCGGGGCTCTTTGTAGCCACCAATCCGGCCAGTGAGCTGTGACAGCTGAACATTTCCCCGTCGCCCCTCGTGACCAGCCCCTGGCCCCAGGGTATCCTCTTGGAAATTTTTCCAATGCCACCAGGAGGAGCGCCAAATGAGCCAAGAAGATATTCAGCTAATCGACCTAAAGGACGCGGTTTTAAACGCCTTCCGCCCCATCGAGCACATGTTCAGGATTATGAGCAAGGCCTCACTGGAAGATGGTGGAGAAATGGCGAGGCATTGCGCAGAAGTCGGCCTAGAGCTGGCCCGAGGGTTCCGCGTAAAGCTCGATGCCGCCCTGGACACGCTGACGGTGGAAGCCCGCCATGGCTGACGATTGCCGAGACTGGCCCATGGGCTCAGCCGTCATCCGCTTCTCGGGGGCGGTGGCGCGGCGCTGTCGGTGACGGCAGCAAGCGGAACTGTGTTTTTCACCTGACGGCGTTCAGGCCGCCTCAGAAATATAATGCATTGATTTCATAGGAAAATCCGATGAAATCAGTGCGTGCCGTTCTGAACCGCGCTGCCTTCCAAAAACGCACACCGAACAGTCCCCAACTGACTTGAAAGCACCGCAGCATGGGACTAACCAATTCCCCGGACCTCGGGTGAACGACGTCACCGACGCCGTAGAACGCTGTCTAGTCAATTTCTTCCGAGCTATCGCTCATAGACTTCTTATCTGCTTCTTTTTTAAAGAAACTGTTGTACTCAAGAATCATTTTGTCAAGCATCTTTTCGTCGTCTCTCTTGTCTATCATCCACCTGTGAAACTCATAAATTTTCACGATGCATTGCCTTATCGACCATAAAATAGCCGCACTATTAAAGAGAGAAGCCTCAACAGAATCCTCCAGATTGGCATCGATCTCGGGGTAAGGGCTTCCAGCATGGGAAATATTTAAAATAAAGCCATTTGCAAATTTTGTTATGCCGTCGATGTCATTAGAAGAAAAATCAAAAATTTCATCCGCGAGATTATATCGTTCAATTGTCCTCAAAAGAATTTTGTCAATGCAGCAGTCACTAAATATGCTTATTGGATCATAAATTGCAAGACTCCCTGTTCCAGGCTTTTTTTTCAGTCCATCGTCTTTCTCTATCATGGACTGGATGTCTTTTTGTAGCTTTTTAAGCCTTTTCCCTGGAGATTTGTCCATCACTTCTCGGACAGTGCCAATTACACCTTCAGAATAGACTTTTTTTAGATATTTTAGATGATGTTCTTCCGGACGTTCTAAATTTCCTGCCAAGTTAATATCATCGAAATTTTGCAAATATCGAAACCCATCGTCATATTCAAAGAAGCCACTCAGCGAGTAATGGCCCCGTTTTCCCCTTCTTGTATATGTCGAACTGTCATAGGTGAATACTGGTTTTGCCTCTTTCCCCGTCTGAGAAAGGTATTTTGCGAACAACCTTTCCAACAAAATGATTGAAAACCTATCTTGTACAAGATAAACCCCCAAAAAATGGAGCCTGAATTCAGCTACACTTTTAGAGGATATAATCTTAAGAAAATCTAGTAATATTCTATATGAAACTCCAATAAATGGGCTCGGGACAGCACGTTTATTGGCACGAATCCCGACCATCCCGCCAATAGCATAATTCGAAACATGATCAGCTATGTTCAATTGCCTGTACAAATCACGCCAAATTTCATAAAAACCATCTTTAAGGAATTGGTGAACGAAGTAAAATTTCTTCCTCAATTCTTCGTTTTTGTAAATAGCTTTTACTGACATATCCAAAGAAGAAAAATTTGCAGATCTTATTGCTTTTAAATCCGTGTTAAAACTTTTATCTTTTTCGTTAAAAGGAAAGTCCAAGGAAAAAATGAAGTCAAAATCTTCATTATACTTTTTTAGGTAGTAATGATACGATTCGATCAATTTTGGAATATGCTTAGAGCCAAACTTCCCTTTGATAAACGAATAGCCACCAGAATCAATCCATTTTGTTGGATCATATTTGCCATATTCTTGGCTAAAACGGCACATCGCCTTGTGAAATGAGTCTATCCCTTTTGCAGAAATATCGGAATCGTACCCGTCCTTGAGGGAGATTAATGAACCTTTATTATGTTTCAAGAGACTCGGCATCATATCGAGAGCGTTTGTGTAAGGCTTTGGACTTTTTAAAACATTGACGAATTCCATATTGGCAATTCCCGTACATTTTGGCTGGAAATGGCGCTCGGATTGGCCCTGGCTGCCAGCCTCAAAAACCATCTATAATATAATTGATTCTCAACTGAATACAACTTTCCAGCAGGGAGTCGCCAGGAATATTTGTTTCAGCATGCTTATATTATTGAAAAACTACAAGGCTTGCGGGCCAAGGAATTTTTTGTCGCCAGCCAGATCCTCAGTTCTTGCCTTTCACCCCGGAAGTGGGCTAGAGTTCGTCCCAAGGAAGACGCCGGACGGACGAAGGTTCTTCCTGTAGCTGTAGGTCAAACGATTTTCTCCTTTCCCGCCGTTTTTGTTCGTCTAAATCCCAAGTAGTCCCAAACCAACTCCGGTTTCCAATCGGTTGTGGCCCGTTTGTGTTCAACGTGGCCCGCCCCTTTTTCTGGGTTGGGCTGCTTTTCCGCATGTTTTTTGCGGACTCCTCAGGATTGTATATGACGGCAACACCATCAGCCAGACCTCTTAACGAGGCTGCTCTCGACTATTTCAGATTACAGGTCGGCGACTGCCCACCTGACGGCTGGTTCACCATCTGGACCAAGACGCACGGCATTTTCCCGTTCCATACCACCGATGTCGCTGGCATGGCCCACAAAATCGGTGAGTTGCAACAGATCACCGACGTCTATGTTGGCATGGCCCTCCAGAAAACGAGACCTGAACCGGGAAAGCGCGGCACCGGGGCGAACTCCTCCGCCATTTTCGGTGTCTGGATCGAAATTGACTGTCGCGAAGGCGTCCATAAAGAGAAGGCCGAAAATCTCCCGACGAAGGAACAGGCTCTCGGCATCCTGAAAGGACTCCCCGTCGCGCCCACGGTTATTCTGGACAGCGGCGGCGGCTTCCACGCGCACTGGTGGTTCGACGCCCCCTTGGTTTTCAGCACCGAGGAAGAACGGCAACGGGGGCAGGAACTGGTCCGGCGCTTCCAGCAAGCCGTGGCTGAGGTCTTTCGCCAGCAAGGGTTCAAGGTGGATACGACCTCGGACCTTGCCCGTGTCCTTCGCCCGCCGCTGACCTTTAACCATAAGTCCGGGAAGCCGGTCGAGGTCACGGTCGTTCACTATGACGAAGCCTCGCGGTACCGCTTCGACTATCTCGACGCATGCTGCCAACCAGCCACGGCAGCAATTTCGACTTCAGTTCTGCCGATGCCCCCAACACAGTCTGCGGGGCCTTCTGGCGACCAGGCGCTTATCCAATATCCGCCGGTGGAGCTTCATCCGATCATCGCCGGGTGCGCCTGGATGCAGCATTGCCGGGATGACGCGGCAACATTGCCGGAGCCGGAGTGGTTTGCAGCCCTTTCTATCGTCGTCCGGTGCGTCAACGGCGAGCAACAAGCCCATGACTTAAGCCGCCCCTATCCCGGCTACACGGTCGCCGAAACCGAAACGAAAATCCTTCACGCCTTGGCAGGAGGTCCCCGGACATGCGCCAACATCCGGGACTGCTTGAACGCGGCGGCCTACTGCGCTAGCTGCCCACACATCAAGAGTGGATCGAGTCCCATCACCTTGGGCTTCGTCAAAACAAACGTCGCCAGGGGCGTGGGCTTTAACATGACCGATGCAGGGAACATGGAAATCTTTGCCAAGGCCAATGCCGCCGACACCCTCTATGTATGGATATGGCAAATTTGGCTCATCTATGACGAGGTGCGGTGGCAGGAAGACAAGCGCGGCACTATCTATCAAAAAGCCATCGCCACGCTGCGGAATTTGGCCGACCAGGCAAAACAGCTCTTGCCGCCAAAAACCGCTGGCTATGTGATCGAACATGCCCTGGGCAGCGAGTCGCTCTCGGGGCTTAAGAACATGCTGGCCCTGGCCAAGACTCACCCCGCGCTGGCGGCAGTACCGGAGATGTTCGATGCCGACCCCTGGCTCTTGAATTTGCCGAACGGGACCCTGGACCTGCGGCAGATGGTGTTTCGGCCGCATGCCCGGGGCGATCTGCTGACCAAGGTGGCCGGCGTCGCGTACGATCCGACGGCGACGTGTCCTCGGTGGCTGGCCTTTCTCGTCACGATCATGGCTGGAAATCAGGCATTGATCGGCTTCCTCCAGCGCTTTGCCGGGTATACGCTGGTCGGCGAAGTCAGCGAACAAAGCCTGATCCTGCTTTACGGGACAGGGGCGAACGGAAAAAGCGTCTTCCTCGAAATCCTGCGCTTCGTGCTTGGGGAGTACGCCATGCAGGCGGACTTCACCACCTTCACGGCCACCAAGGGGCAAAACATCCCCAATGATATTGCCCGGCTGGTTGGCGCTCGCTTCGTGACGGCCGTGGAATCCGAGCATGGTCAGCCCCTGGCCGAGGCGATGATCAAGCAGGTGACCGGCGGCGAGCCGATTGTGGCTCGGTTCCTGTTCAAGGAGTTTTTCCAGTACTATCCCCAATTCACGCTGTGGCTGGCCTCCAACCACAAACCGATCATCAAGGGCGGTGACCACGGCATCTGGCGTCGCATCAAGCTCGTCCCCTTCACCGTGACGATCCCCCCTGAGAAACAGGACCAGGACTTGTCCAGTAAGCTCAAGGCGGAAGCACCCGGTATTCTCAATTGGATGTTGGAGGGGTGCCGCGAGTGGCAGCGCCAAGGGCTTAATCCTCCCCCTGAGGTCATGGCGGCCGTGTCCGAGTACCGTAGCGAAATGGACATGCTCGCCGAATTCCTTGATGAGAAGTGCGTCCTCGGACTCAACGAAAAGGTCAAGGGCAAGGACCTTTATAAGGCCTACCGTGACTTCTGCGAGGCTGAAGGGGAACTCACCTTGGGCAAAAAGCGCTTCGCTGACCTGCTGCTCCAGCGCGGTTTCCGCAAGGACAAAATCGGCGACATTATCTGGTCTGGCCTCGGTCTGAAGCAGTCTGCCGCGCCTGTCCCGTCTCAGTTCCCGTCGTTCGGGGGAGGAGGGGCTCCTTTCAAATAATAGTCTTTCCGGGGTCGCCGCCATGGTGGCCCCGGAAAAACGGAAAATTGGAAAAATTTTTTGGAGGTGATTTCTGGGGAGGTAGCTTCCACGACGATGTCCCAGGTCGACGGCTCCTTGATCGCCATTGATGCCGCAGGGGCAGGCCGAGGAAGAGTATCATGGGAGAGGACACTGCCCAAAAAATTTGCTCCTCAAACTTTTTCCGTTTTTCCTTTTTTCCACCCCCGGGGTACCACTACCGCCCCTTGTAAAGACTGAAACACTTTCATTTTTCTCTCGACATTCCTATTTATACCTATATTATCTTGACTCTTCTATGTAGAACCACAAAGAATATGTTATACTACTTCTAAGACAGATATGATATTAAAAGGAACAAATTGCACTAATTTTCAATATAATGATCATTTATGGTCTTCATAATGATTTCCAAGACCAGTTCACAAGTTGGTCGTGTGTGCCTTGAAGTTTCAACAGTCCAGTTCCGATGACAGTTCGGATGGCACTGCTTCACCAGAGCAGGCCAAGGCTAAAAATAAGACCCTGCTCCAGGATTTCAACCACGTCGACCTCATCGAACGTGGCGTCTGGAGAGGCGCGTACCCGCTACGGAGTGATCCGGGCGGGGGAAGTTGCTGAAGCCGAAGCGCTGGCCCTGACCGCTGGCCCGTACGCCGGATGAGAACCCGGCCGTTCGAAGTCCATAGTCCTCAAGGGCTAAGGGATCGCCGAGAAGGCGCTCCTGCCGTGCGTGGTGATTAGGCCCGGGACGGCGCTGACGTGACTGTTGAAATGACCAAGGGAAGCCTCCTTACCCGCCGCATGTGCGCGGCCTGGCCTGAGGACCAGCAAGGTATGGAGGTGTCTGCGTATCCGTAAGGGATACACCGGAGTGACGCTCCAAATTCATGGAAATTTATCGAATTACATCAAAATAATCAATAAATTGAGCAAAAATGAGTCTAAATTGTCCTTTCCTGCCGCCCAAATGGACCGACTACGCGTCGGATAGGGCAAAAACATCCATATAATCTGCTGGTTCACTGAAGAACCACACAAATAGCGTCACTCCGGTGTCGCTGGATGCGGGAAATCCGCATGTCCAGTGACAATACGGGGGTCGAAACTGGCGACAGTTTCCTCCTATCGGAAGGTCGCACCGTCGACGCCCTGTTCTGGGGCC